TCATTGATTAGCCGGGATATCGGAACGTCAGAATGAAAAATAGTATTTACCCAAATGAGAAATGCGGTTTTTCCAAGGTTAAAAACAACTCTTTTTAACCAGCGAGAAATTTTATCTCGCTGCGAAGGCGAATCTACCGCGTCATCTTTGAGGATATCATCAAGAAGGATTAAATCAGGCCTGTGTTCACGGAAACGAGTGCCGCGCATTGAAGCTCCGGAACCTTTGGCCTGTATACAAGTTTTATTAGAAAGTTCTATGCGGTCATCACGCCAGACATCGCCTTTAAGATTACCAAAATCTTCAAGAATTAGTTCGTTTTCTTCAAGCTCAATTTTTATATTGATAAGGTTTTCACGAGCAGCATCTCCGGAAGCTCCAATTAAAAGAACATATCTCTTTTTCTTTGTAATTACACTCCAAAGCACATAGGCAAATGACCATCGTACAGTTTTTCCATGTTCACGAGGCTCGATAAACATTGCGCCGGCAAGGGTTTCTATTGGTTTTAGAAGGCTGTGATATTTATTAAGTATGAACGGTTTAAGACGCTTAGAAGTGCCTTTTGAAAGCGATTGTGTATCAGCGATATCATATAAAATCTGTTGATACTCGGCTGGATCAGTGAAAAAATAATCCGGTAAATAATACCGGCAGAAAAATCCAAAATCTCTTTTAGCCTGTTCTATACGCTTTCTTTTATCCTTGGCTTTTTCTACAGCGGATCGTTCTTCACCTACCAGTTCGGAAAGTAACTCGCTCATTATTTTACCTTCACATCATCGACAATTTTACATAGCCGTTCAAGTAATTCCGGATCATGTTGAATTGCTTTTTGAAGTTCCGCTTTTATTTGTATTTTTGCGCGGTCAAGAGCTTTAACAGCCTGGGTGCGGTATTGTGAGATTTTCGCATGTGCCATTGTAAGTTTTGCGGTTGCATGAATCATTTCCGCTGGATCTTCAAAATTAATGCTTTCAATTTTTCGCAGTTCTTTTGTAATTAATTGCGATAAATACATCAGCATAGCTTCTGATTGTTCGGTGCCGGGATGATCCTTAAAAACCTCTGCCATTTGTTTGGATATTTCTACGCCCTTCCGGACATCTGCTATTTCATCTTCGTACTTACGAACGGCATGGCGGATAGCTTCGCGGCTAACAGTTATTTTATAACCATTCTCTTTTAGATAATTATTTACTTCTTCAGTAACATAAACAATTGTCTTTTTACCACCGTCCCATTTTTCTGCAATGAGCTCTTTTAAACCGTATTCAACAGCTTTGCTTTTTTTTCCCATACTTAGCCTCGCTGAATGAGAATTCCGGGATCGTCATTAATATTACCTTCAATAAGGTCGATACCATGCGGGGTGAGTTTATACCACTTGAATTTTTCATGTTTTATAATAGGATCCTGATTTTCTTTCATCAGAATATATTTTTTGTCAGTTAGATATTCAAGCGACGAATTAATATCGTCTAATTTGTGGTATGAATATAAAATGCTGACAATGGTTTTTTGATCTATTCCTTCCGGATAGACTTTATTCAAAAGGTCTAATATTTTGCCCCGCAAAACGTTATCTTTTTTCATTTGTTCCCCTGGCTTAATAATTGAATAATATTTTGAGAGAAATTCATAAATTGTTGTATGATTAAATCAGACAACCTGTTTATTTCACTTTTCCATCCTGATAAATCTCTATAGAAATCCTCTCTTTTAACATAACCATGTTCAACCTGTGAAAGCCGTTCGCCGAAACTGTTTAATGTTTTATTAATATCAGTACGAAGTTTTTCAGCTCGTTGCTCTTCAACTTTTGAATTAATATCAATTTTCCTTATAAGATATATAACAACTATTACAAGTACACTGGATATTGCCGAAGGTCCCCAGGATTGGAATATTTTAAATAGTGCTGCCCATTCCATAACTACCTCAATTCAATGTCAATACAAGAATCGTAGTGCCAACAGAAATTACTGATGTCACTCCGAGTACTATCGAGATATTTTTCCATCGATTCAACCTCAATTGCAATAAATTGTAATCGTTCCGCAAGTCCGCGTAAGTCTCTTGAATCCTGTCCAAGGTAAACTTTAATTCTGCCGAGTCCGTCCTGGACCCCTCCAATTCTTCCATCAACTGACTCAAGTAATTCTGATGCTCGTCCCATTTGTCTGCTATATTCAGAATCTCGTTCGCTATGGTCATTATTTCCTGACTTGCTGTAGGCGTTTCCAAGGAAGAAGGCTCCTGTGCAGGCAACGAAAAAACAAGCAAGAAATAAAATAAAAAGAATAGAATTAATCCTAATAACTTTTTCATCCACATTATATCTCCTTCGAATTTAAAAACATTTTTAAGGATTCCCATCTGTCCTGACCGCCTTCGGGATTTACAACCCTGTGATCAATACCGACCAGCCCTGTAACAGGCGTATAGAATCTTGGGCAATCTTTTTTTTGCACTCCATCAAAGTGCCTTTCAATCTCTAGTTCCTTGCCAACATTATGATTGATGTAATGCACTAATTTTTTTAAGGTATCTAACGATGCAATGCTGAATTCTCCTGCGGCATTCATCGGAATTACTTCAATTCCAATGCTGTTATGGTTACGAGCATCGCCGCTATGCCAGCCAATTTCGTTTAATGGCAGGCACTGTAGAACATCGTTGTCTTTAACGATAAAATGTGTCGATGCTCTCACGCCTTTTCCGTTACTGCCATTTTCCCACCAGTTACGAACACCGGCAGGTGTATGATGCGGATAAGGACCAATCCAGTGAATAATTATTTTTTCAATAGGTTTTGAAAAAAATAAAGGTTTTGAAGTGTTTTGGGTATCGCCCCTGGCCATTTTTCCAAGTGATAATAAATTTTGTGTTAAATTCATTTTTTACCTCCATCGGTGATCTTTTCTCCGCCCATAAGTTTACCGATAAGATTTGGCAATCCTTTAACAATGGCGTTTCTTGCAATGGTTGAAACCGCTAATACTAAAAGCCAAAGAATTACAATCGTCGTTACCAGTGCAGGCACTAAAGGGCTCATAATAATTGAAATAACGAGTGAAACAAATAATACAATCCATTTGACTTTCTTTTTATCTGTTACCCAGCACTTAAGAAAATCAACTATTCCTATCACAGCGACAGCGCCAATAATGACAATCAACCATATTACATTGGGGTCGCTTGTGATATAATCAGATATATCACTCATTGTATAATAAAATTTAGCAGGGATTTTTTTTACATGCTCTAATTGTGATAAAGAGTTTTATGCGGTAAATAATTCCAGTTGTGTAATCATTGGTTTGAGTTTTTCTGGCAGTACCGTTTGATGTCGTCGCGCGCTATGCACCAACTGCCTTCGTCGTCTTTCCACGCCGCCAGTTTTTCCATGCGAATCTGGCGGTAAATCGTCAGGTAGTGTACAGAAAAGAAAGCCGCTGTTTCCTGTATAGATAAAATTGCCGGCAATCTTTCTATTTTTTCTATCAGGGAATCGCTCATCATAATCAGTAACCGCCTCTGGAATCAAGCGCCAGGCATTCCCCAATTTGATTGACTCTATCTCGCCCATCGTCAACAGATAGTACACCTGATGCGGCTCCATGCATAGTATTTTCGCTGCATCCTTTACCGTTAGAAACATATAGCTCCTCCTTTGTATCAGGGTTATACCCTGCTTTCCAGCAAATATCTCGCAACGCCAGTATAACTGCCGATGCGGCTCGTCTGGGTAAAAAAGAAATATCGTCAACCTTGCCAATTCGCTTAATTAATTTACGAAGGCTTTTATCATCTTTTACGCGGCTGGCAAGCGCCCACAAACCTTTGATGTAGTATTCCTGCTTCTTGCTTATCATTCCTGGATTGCCAGGCACCGTATTGTGCCGCATAGCGGTTTGACTTGTAGATTTGAAACCTAACTTTTGAAAAGCAGACATTACAGTGTTAAATTGCGTTACGGTTTTTATATCTTTTGAACTTGCCAAACCTGCCCCGGACAGGATAGCGCGGTATGCGTCATCATCAAGACCAAGCTGCTTTTTAGCAACATGAATTATTTTAATTCTATTCATCATTTCCTCCATGTGTTTTAAATGCCCCGGACGGGACATCCAGAACCGTCCGGGTTTAATGTTACGCGCTTTGTTTAAGCTGTTCCTGATTTACCTGTTCGCGCTTTGTTTCTACAAAGAAATCTTCTTTTTGTTTCTTCGCGGCGCCCACTAAAGCAAGCGTTTCGTCGTCAAGAGAAAGCATCGCTTCTTTGTCCGGCTCAATTTTTGTGCGTATATATTGCTCAAATCCATGTTTTTGCAGAAGCTCTGCTGTGTCTTTTGTTACGCTGATTGAGTCCGGGGCTTTTCGGAAACCAAATGTCCCAAATGAGCGGGCTATGCTTTTTTTTTCTTTGAAAATTTCAAAACGGTGATACCGGGAAAAGGCTTCCATTGCCTTTACACAGCTTTTGTATCTGTCGCGCAATGGCTTCCCATCAGCGGCAGCCGCTTCCTTAATCTT